ATATCATTGCTCGCTGGATTGCACTACACCCCCAAGACGAACACGTTATTATCAGCAGTGATACTGACTTTGTTCAATTAGTAGCACCAAACGTCAAACAATATAACGGTATTACCGACGAATTAATTACTATAGAAGGAATCTTTGATGCCAAGGGCAAAGAAGTCATTGACAAGAAAACAAAGGAACCTAAAAAAGTTCCGGACCCAGGGTGGTTACTTTTTGAGAAGTGCATGCGAGGCGACTCGTCTGACAATGTTTTTTCAGCGTTTCCTGGAGTGCGCACAAAAGGGACCAAGAACAAAGTTGGCTTACAAGAGGCGTATGCTGATAGAGAAAAGCAAGGATATAACTGGAACAACATGATGCTACAACGCTGGACCGATCCAGATGGTGTAGAACATAGAGTATTAGATGATTACGAACGTAATCGAACATTAATTGATTTAACAGCACAACCTGAAGAAATTAAAGCTACTGTAGATAGTGCAATACGTGAACAACTTAGTCATAAGGATGTAGGACAGGTGGGCGTAAGATTTATGCAGTTCTGCGGCAAGTATGAATTAAACAAGTGTAGCGAAAGTGCAGATAGTTTCGGACGTTGGATGAACGAAACTTACAAAGGCATATTAAATGACCACGCTTAAAGAACACCTACTTATGTGGCCTGCCCTGATTGTATTAGGGTCGGCTATGTTTGGGTTAATGTATTGTATCAATACCTCACTAGGTAATGGGCCAGTGATGTATAACTGTAGTATTGCGGAAATTAGTCCAGACTACACACCTGCAATGAAAGAAGAATGTAGAAAATTAAGGAGTATTAAATGACAATCGTAGCGTTACCGGTAGTAGATAAACAGTATTGGATCTTAAAAGAAAATGATCAAAAGATTGGTAATGTTGAGGCTTGCGCAGGCGGGTATCAAGTAAAAATTAATAATCAAATTCAACAGTATAAGACTATTAAAATGGTCGAACAACGAGTTAAAATTCAATTTGAATCATTACCTAAACTTACTAAAACAAAACCTAAATTAAATTTAGTTCACGGATATCCAGCTGCTGGAAGAATTTATAATCCTATGTGGGATTTACAACAAAAACTTCCTATCTATACTAAGACAAATAAAAGCAAGTCTTGGTTTGCCGCAGGTTGGTATCGGGTTAAAAAAGGACGTAGCTGGGCAACTGTTCAAGATCCAAAATTAATTGTAGTGCAAAGATATCCATACCAAGGACCATATTTTACTCAAGAGGAAGCGGAACATAATGACTAATGTATTTTTAGACCAAGCAAAGTTTATGACCATGTGTGGTCAAAGTGTAGGCACAGAAAATGTTGAACAATACAAGTTATATCTTGATTTGATCAAAGAAGAAGTTCAAGAACTAGAAGATTCAAGAACTCGTGTAGACGACCTTGATGCACTCATTGATATTCTTGTGGTTACTATCGGCGCAATACATAGCGCAGGATTTAATGGTGAATCTGCATGGCAAGAAGTTATGCGTAGTAACTTTGCTAAAGTTGATCCTGTAACGGGTAAGATTCGTAAACGCGGTGATGGCAAGATTTTGAAACCAGATGGTTGGGAGCCACCTAATTTAGCACCGTATACGGAGCCATTGGAATGAGTTTACATTTACAAAAATTCGTTGATCGAGTTCGTGGGTTTGAGGCAAAGGGTGCCAAAGACTTTGTTATGAGCATGGCTGATGCTAAAGATCTACATGCAGATATTACAAGATTATTAATTGATCTCCAAAATTTCCGGGAAAATACCATGTTAAAATATACCGGAGACGATGTAATTACTGTAACAATGGACGGCGGGTCATTCAAATAATATAGGTATATTTTGGCATAAATAAATGCATGAGTAGACCAAAGCCGCAAGTCCTCGTTGAGCTTACAAATAAGTCCACATACAAAACTGAACAAGTATTAGCATCAGAAGGTGTGTGGGCAGTATTCTACGACGCTAAACCTATAAATCTTAAAACCTCAAATTTGTTGGTTCAATATCCCGGGCCAAAATATAAAAAGGTTTCCTTTAGTAATCCAGGGCATGCTAAAAATCTTGCCAAGAAACTTAATACACAGTTCAAGACTGATAAGTTTACAGTGGTGTTACTAAATGCTGGCAATCAAGTTTATCCTTGATGTGCGAGACAAAAGAAAACTTACCGAAGAATTAATTTCTCTGCTTCCAGAAGAAGATCGTATGAGCGTGTCATATGCTATGACTGCATGGTGGTTCAACATTCGTCGCAATGGTGGAATGCGATTAACTGGACTAGGCTATAATGCATTCATCGACGATTTAGAATTAGAACACTACTCATATAATATTGACAATCCACTGTTGTTCAATCAACAGACAATACTTAAATTAGATCGCAAGATGCAAATGCCTTATTTCATTGAGGCTAAAAAAGGCATACCTAAACGCATCGTATTCTTCGGTAGTCGAGAAGCTATGATGGTAAACCTATACAGCAACCTACAACAATTTCTTGACAATTATCAGCCATAATGTTATACTATAGCTTGGGGCTGGTAGCACAATTGGTTAGTGCAATCGACTCATAATCGATAGGTTGTCGGATCATGCCCGACCCAGCCCACCAAATGCTAAATACTGCACCATGAAACAAAATGAAAAAGAACCAGTGGACAAGGTTCTTTCCTCTGAAGAAAAATGGAGGCGGGCAAGCGAAGATGAGTTGTCCGGCGAACGTAAGCGTGAGAATTTTCAAAAAGCACACGCAAAAGGTAATCCTAAGATTGACAAAAACATCATTAAAGGCTATAATTAAGTTATGTTAATGATAGCTATATTAATTCTTGGTTCTATTGGCTTATATGCGCTAATCGAACTAAAAAATTGGTTAGACAATAACGAACAGTAAGAGTTTTCGAATTTTTACATAAAAGTTCGTGGTGGGTCGGATCATAAGTAAAAATATTGTTGTAATTCCTTCGTAGTGAAGGCGCTGTGGACCTGGGTTCGATTCCCAGCGGATCCACCTAAAGGACTTATATGACTGAACATTGGATTTATTTGTGGGGTATAGTAGCAACATTAAATCTTTGGTTCTGGTTGATTGTAGGTTTATTAGGTGGGTCCGACCGGTTTCGACATGGTGAGATAACGAAAGAGGCAACAGAGTAGGCGATGACTCTAAATCAAGCAAATATATTAAATGCAAACGCATCTAATGATGAGGTATTTGCCTTAGCGGCATAATCTCCGGGGCAGTTATGCCTTGTTACCCAAAATAACAATAGGCTCTTCGGAGCCTATCTTTTTATGCGTAGTTAACTACAAAAACACCAAGAAACTCTGCATTTTTTGCAGCCTCTAAGTGAAAACCACTAAATATTTGTTCAGGGATGCAAATCTGTGTCTCTTCTTAAAAGGAAACTTCAAGTATGAAAAAATTATTATTGGCATTGTTTGCTGTTGCGGGTATTAGTGCAGCACAAGCACAAGTAACAGGCAATTTAGGTTTGACCAGTGACTATCGCTTCCGCGGCATTAGTCAAACTCAAAATGCTCCTGCCGTTCAAGGTGGCATTGACTATGCTCATAGCAGTGGGTTGTATATTGGTAACTGGAACAGCAGTGTTTCTAGCCAAATGTATACAAACGGTGCTGGCGTTGAAAGCGATCTATACGCTGGATACAAGAAAGACATTTATAAGGGTCTAACAATTGATGTTGGTTCTTATAACTATTTCTATCCACGTGCTACAGTCACTGGCACAGGCAGTAACTTTGACACTTATGAAGCATTTGCCGGCCTAGGATATGGCCCTGTTAGTGTTAAGTATAGCCAAACTTTAGGCCACGGTTACTTTGGCACTACCAATGCTCAAAACTCTAACTATACACAGGCAGACGTAAATCAATCATTGGAAGTGTTGAGTGCTTCATTGAAAGACTTGAGTTTGCTGGCTCACTACGGTCATACCGCAGTTGCTAATCATTCAACATTAAGTTACAATGATATTAACTTTGGGCTTGGTTACACATTACCAAAAGACTGGACAATTAGTGCCAAG